ACCGAGCCTGCGACCCATGCGAATGTAGAGCCAAGCTCCAATACTGGTTTTTAAGTCCAGGGTTCGGTTAGTTCCAACGGAACCTGATGCAATGACAACAGGAGATTCGATTATAGAGAATGTTGGTGCTGTTTTGGTCACTGTTGCCATAGTCTCGTTCTCACAAATTCTACTTCGAGGGGTGTGATTGTTTGAGAGGATTCACCGGCACGAAGGATGGGTGCGGCTTGTTCCTGGGTGAGTCCAATACCACCAAGTTCGACGGGGGTAACTAAGGCTTGTCGGATTGCTGGTAGCCCGAAGTCGGGTCTTGCGTCTTGCTGGGTGGCTGGTCCCATGAATGGAAGCATTTCACCGATAACTGAATTTTCTAGAGCCACTTGTTTAATTGTTGCTATGACAAAAGCACCGAGAGCGAGATTGTCTTGGTACAAATTTAGAATACCCATGATAGTTAAGGGAGACGGAATGTTTTTTACTGGTGCGATCTCGGAACACCGAGACGCACAGGCATGGTCATTTCCAGCATTGATTAACACCGTTGCTTGCTGGTCCGATTCAATCAATGCTTTTAATGCTTCTGGGGTCACAGCGATCTCCGTGTGTAAATTGACGCTGGCTCCTTTCCAGTAATAGACAAAACTAACGAGCGATCAGAACTTCGGCGGTTTCAAGCGACAACGAACCGACATACACAGTCGATTTCGAGCCTTGGGTCAGCGAAAATGTTGGCGCGACAGTGTACGGATGGTTGTACGGATAGCTACCCTGTTTGACCTCGACAACCTCCCAACCGGCATCCCGAAAGCGTTGCGGTTGCGTTGCGACCCATGCCTTGCAAGGTGGGCAGTTTGGAAGCGTGAAGATTACGATCTTCTTTGGCTCGACACTCTGCGCAGGATTCAAGGCAGGCTTGGAAGCAGGCTTTGCAGTCTTTGCTTCCGATACTCTTTCACGAAGCATCTCCTGGTAAGCCGCAGTCAGCTCAGCGATTTTTTGTTGAATATGATCGTCAGGCTTTGCCTTTGTTTCAGGCTTAAACAAGATCGCGCCGAGGTAAAAACTCAACGCGCAGCAAATTGCAGCGACCGTAAATTGAACCAGTTCAGACTTCTTGAGCAGCATGGTTGACCTATCGGAGTGTTCGGAAGTGGAGTTGGAAAGTAATTGCACCGGTTTGTGCGGTAGCAGCCTTAAGCCGCAGACGCTCGTTGTAGCCCCTTGCAGCCGAAAGGAATACGTTCGTATTTACGGGGGTGTAGCACTTCGTCGCACCGAGAGCCGTCGTGTGCGGGGTCGTTGAATCGACTTGGTTCACAGTCAGCCAGTTCGAGTCTCCCTGGACCTGGACTTGATACCCGACGTTCGCACCGTCGAAGCCGTCGCTGTTTGTCGAGATCGCAGCCAGGACGCACCCTTCTGGAATTGTGATCGCATCGCTTTCGGTTTGCGTGTCTGGAATCGTAACCGACAGAACGTTGACCGTGATCATGTGTACACCTGAGATTCAATTTCCCACGAACCATCTTCGTCATCGATTGCAGACTGAACCTCAGCCTCGCGGAGTATTGCTTCGTCGAGCATTCTTAGTTCTTCCAACAGCGACCGACGGAACCCAACGTGATCGACCGACGTACCACCGTCAGCCGTCATCGCGTTCGGCTTGCCACCCATCGACAGCTTCGACATTGCAGCAAGCTCGGCCGCTACCGTCGCGCGTCGCGTTTTCAGATCGTCGAGAACACTCATCCTGCACCTCGCAAACTATCCTAGTCGAATTATGCTCACCTAGAAGCCGGCTCGCTTCATATCGGCCTCGTCGAGCATCGCTTGCTCCTGGGCAGTTAGCATGTTCCCGCGTTCGGCTTTGGCCCGTAGGTTTGCGAGCATCAGGGTTTGCTTCCGTTGGGATTCCCGCCGAGCGTCCTGGCATGTAGCTTTTAGTGGGTGCTTGACCGGATCGACCTGCTTTCCAGCGTTCTCTGGACTCGGAGTTGTGGCGACATACCACCGGATCGCTTCCGATTCGTCGCAGCAGCTTATTGTCTTTGTCGGCAGGGTCGAATCAGCTTTGACCGGCTTGACCTCGAACTCGTAGCCCTCGCCCACGCAGACCGCCTCAGACGGCCGTACAGGACGCACAGCACCGGAGTCCTTCGCATTGGCCAGGGATTCTTCCCGAGCCTCCAAAGCCTTCTCGCGTTCGCGTAGGCTTGCCTCGGCCTGTTCGAGTTTTGCCAAGCGTTCTTCGAGCGATGGTGCGGGGTTCTTCTCAGCCATGGGTTACTCCTTTGGGGGATTGGAAAAAACGTACTCGTCGGATTCTACACGCCGAAACCTTGCCACGCTACAGGCGCAAAAAAACCGCCCGAGTTGCCCCAGGCGGTCTTTCCCGTCCTCTCCAACCACTACGAGTGGATCGTTAAGTGCATTTCGCCATCTTGAGTCGTTCACGCACGCCAGCCGCGCCACGCTCGGTGGCCTTGAATCGAGCAACAATGTCCCGAGTGAAACCGACCTCGGAGTTCTCATCCGATTGGGTAACCGTCAAAGGCCAGTTCTGCATGTACACGAAAGCGGCCTTCGGATCACCAGCGAACCAAGTGCTGTCCGATGCGGTTCGTTGCTTGACGTACTGACCGGTCAAGACCGAAGGCGATCCCATCACGCTGTTGCCGTTGACGTACGTCTGGTTGTTTCCAGTGTTCGTCGCTTGCCGGGTCATGGTTGCCGTCATGATTCGGTTCGCAAGCATTTCCAGGGCCTTCGGAACGACGATCGTCTTAATGTCGATCGAGATCGGCTCGCCGGTAACAGGATCCGTCAACGCGTTGAACTTCTGGGCGACCGTATCGATCGAAGTCCAGTCGGCCAGCGTGTTCGTAACCGTGTTGTCGGCAGCATACGTTGCCACAGCAGCAGACCCGTTTCGGCGGTACACGGTCGAGATTCCAGTCACAACGTCGATGATTCGCTTTTCGCGGTTCACCCCGACGCGCTCTCCGACCCGACCGCACTCGCTCATCAGAACGCCGGTTCGGTCGAAGTAGATCGCCTCGCGGGTAACGTTGAGGATCAGACCACGCTTGATCGTCTCAGGCGTGTCGACGTATTCTTCACCGAGGACCGCATTCGGGTATTCGCCGCCCTCGTTGACGATATCGAGATCGTCGCCAAGGCGACCAACACCGGGGATGCGTTCGCCGGAGAATTGGGTCTGGATCACCTCGACCAGTTGGTCACCGATCAATCCAGGCTGATTAAAGCCTTGGAGCGTCGCGGTGTACATGATCTGGCCGATGATGTTTGCGAATTGGCTCGTATCGACCAGCTCCGCGGATTCCTGGATTTGGTAACCGCCGCCCGAGGACGGACGCAGCATGTTTGCAGCCTCACGCCCGTCTGGGACGAACTGCTCGAACAACTGCCGCAGCGACCATCGAGTTGCCAAGTCCGCAGCGTCACCACGCAACGACTCTTGGAAGTCGCTCATGAACCGTCCAGGGTTTTGATCCCGGACAGCAGCCTCGTACAACCGTCGCAATTCCTGGTGACGACGGGTTTTCGCGTCTAATACCATCGCTTTGTTCCCTATTCAAACTGAGAAAACTTACCGTCGCCCTCACTGTGAGGACAGCAAAAAACTAAACCGTTTGGTGGCACACGAACGCATCGCTCTTGAGAGCTTGCTGTGCTGCCGTTCCGTTCTTCACGCCGAGCGCGCCAGAGATTTCGGTTGCGTTTGCATAGGTCCGGTCGAGCATCTTAAAGACGGTCGAACCGTTGATCTTGAACGCAACATCGACAAGGGCCGAAGTTTTCGGAATGATGCTGATTTCGAGCAGTTGAGCCGCAGCACCGCCGCCGACGTTTGCCAGCTTGTTCAGGCTGTTCGTTGCCGTCAGTTCAGCGATCGTCTGCGTCGAGCCGTCCGAGTAAATTACGTGCCAGTTCAGGCTTCCATCTTTGCAGAAGAACCCCGCGCCGCTGAAACTTGTTTTTGGACCACCGCCGTTGTCGACCAGCGCGTTCGCAGCGATAGCATCCATGAGCCCGACGTACACGTTTGCAGCGTTCGTTGCTGCCTGAGTGAACTGGACCAGGGCAGCAAGCTCGATCGGCTTACCGGCAGCGATCTTGAAGATCTCTTTGGTGTGGATGTACGCTTCGTCGTTGTCGGCCACGGTTCCGTCCGAGGGGGACAGAGTGACCACGCCGCCGACTTCATCACCGACCGCAGCCGTTCCCGAGTCAGTCAGAACAGAAGTCCATCGAGCCGTGTTGAGCCCGTCGAAGTGATCGACGATTCCAAAGGTCCTTGGGAACTTTCCAGCCGCGTCGGGTAGTAGTAGACCCTTCATAATTGCATCCTCTTATTAGGTTGAGTAACCGAAAAACACGCAGCCGAGCGACTAGCTCAACAGCCTTTTGAAATCATCGGTCGACTTTGGATACGATACCGCAGCCGATTCTTGCATGACCGATCCGGTCCGTACTGGACGCTTTGCGTTGGAAACGTTTCCAGACTTCCAGGTTTTTGTCAGGTCGGAACGCTCGGATTCTTTCAGGGCCATCAGAGCCTTAATTCGAACGTCTGAAACCTCGATACCGGACTCGACTAGGAGCGTTTGACACCGCGAGCGATCCAGTTCAGTTTGAAGTCCTGCAATCTGCTTTTTGTAGGATTCTTCCATCGCTGGCATCGCAGCCGCATCCATCGCAGCAGACGCACCGCCACCCATCGCTTCCATTGCTTTGTCGGACACAGCAAGGATCATTTTCAGCTTCGCGAGCTTCCCGGCCGTGTCGAGTGAATCGTCGTCGAGTACCTTCATCATCGCAGCCTTGAACGCGTGCTTGATTCCGGTCGAAGGATCCATATCGTCATCGCCGTACCCCTCGGGCATCTTGTTATAGCCCTCGTCCATCTCGTCCTCGTCCTCGGACTTGTCCTTCATCGAGACTTCCATATCACCGAGTTCTGGATACTGGCCCATCGCTTCTTCCATGCACTCCTGGACTTCCATATCGTCGTCGGTTTTTGGCATGTTTGCTTCGAGTAATTGACGGATGGTTTTTTTCATTTGCTCTGCTCCGAAGTGATTGGGTTTCGACGTTTCCGATGCTATACCGTAACGATAGATTGCTCACCAGAAAATGTAACGCAACTATTTTTGTGCGTTGGATTTTACCTTGTCGATTGCTTTTCGCACCGTCTGAGACTTGCCAGTTAAACGGTTTCCAGCACGAATAAGCTCATAGCCTTTGCTTGCCTGCTTGTCGTTGCTGCCAGCGCTTTGAACCATGGTGTTGCCCTTGTCCTCCATCCTCATACCCTTCTTTTGGTACCTATCGGCCCTTCGTTGAGCGCGAGTAACCTTGTCGGCTTGCGTTAGGCTGGACGGAATCTTTTTAGATGACGATGGACCTTTGCTTGGCTCGCTTACCTTTGCGATTGCTTTTTTCACTGTGCTTGACTTCCCCATCAAGCGCCTCGAGGATTTCACCAGCTCGTCCCCGCGTGCTCGAAGCCTGTCAGACATCGGACCGCCAACTTGATTGCTTGCGTCGATGTACCCTTGGCCGCGACTGTATGCCTTATTTGCCATTCTTGCGTATCGCGTTGACCGTCGCTCTGCGCGAGCGATTCTGTCCGCTTGCGACAACTTAGATGAAGCCTTCTTCTGGGGTGCTGGACCTTCGCTGGACTTCCCATCGTTGATCTTGCCGTCACCGTCACCGTCGCGCACTTCCAGAAGGTTCATCCGAGCAAGCCGTACCGAACGTCTCTTGAGCCTGGATTCCATCATTTGCTGCCTTTCGCTTGGCAAGTAGGATTCGAATAGACCAGCGTTCGTTGCCGGGTCAGCCACAACGTCGACAGAGCGAACCTCGTACAGTTCAACCACGCGACGCTCACCGTCGATCATCTGTTCATCGCCACCGGCATCGTGCGACAGCCCGAACGTTTCTGGGAATCGAGCAGCGGCCTCGACCAGTTGCGGTGTTGCAGGGTGGCTCTTGAGATAGTGCAGGTCGGCGTAAATACTGCCGTCCTCGAACCGGGCATTTTTCAGCACGCCCCAACGATCCTGGATCGGACGTTCGGTGTAGGACTTCGTGTTCGGGTCGTTGCGAATATGGTTCAGGTTGACCGATACGCCCTCGTACATCGGGACCGCCCGACGCATCGCAGCGTCCTCGTAGATGCGACCGTTCTTGCTTTTCGCACCGAGTACCTTCACGCCGTAGATGATTCCGGCCTTCGTGTCGATCCGATCAAACCCGTTTTGTGATTCTCGTAAGAATTTGCTCATATTCGAAATCCTATCCTTCTACTGCTCACCTCGTATAGTAGGTCAGATAGCACCGGCAGTTTGGATGCGCCGGAGGCCCGAACGGATGGTCGTCGATCCATTGGCTCGTCGGTCGGAAGTGCAACGGACCACAGACAAGGCACACGCGCTCGTCCCGCTTTGTGATCCATACCGCATCGACCTCCACGCCTAGTTCTCGCATCCTGTCGACCACCAGACGTTCACCCAGGGACACCGCCGAGGTAGTTTCAGTCACGGCTACCGTCTCGGCACGCGATCGCGGAAACAGCCTATCCTTGGCCCACTCGTCGAACGGTTGCTCGCCGTCCCACTCGTTCGCCCAGGTGCGATTCGTGTCGGCCATTTGGTCGCCTAGCTCGTCGACCTGCTTCTCTGCCCCCTTGGATGCACGCCTGTTCAGATCGTCGTAGATCGGCCCCTTAGCCTGCGGTGCGTCACCGAGGACCGAACCCGCATCGTCATCCCCGAACAGAATCAGCATGATGATAATCACACGCCGCTGAATTTCTTCCAGGATCGGCCCGACGTATTTTTTCAGCGCTGTTTTTATTGCAGCATTCACCGCCATCAGACCGTCAGCAGCCACGGCCAGCGCAGCCGCAAAGACTTCTTCCATTGCCTCAGACATTTGTTCTTCGTAGCTTGTGCGATCTTTCAGCTCTGGCATCAGGGGTAGTCTTTCCAGTTCTCGAGCATTGCTCTTTGACGGCCGGAGAGCTTGACGCTTTCCTGCACTTTGACCGTAGACGCTTCCTCGGTTGCATCGGCAGATTCGTCCAAGGGGATACCCAGCAGCATCATGGCGAACCTTTGGAACAACCTTGCCCCGCTTGGCTTCCATTGTTCATCCAACACGCCAGGAGTCGACGCAAACGCATGAAGCTCGTTTATCTCGTTGAAGAACACAACGAAAAACCAACGCATCCGTTCTTTGGGATCCGTGGTTGGAAACGGATACAGGTCGGCTAGGTAAGCGTCGATCTTGCCCGGAGCGTTCCAGACCTCGACCGCCTCGTACTGCTTTGACCCGTCGAGGAACAGGTCCCCGAGGGTCGAACACATCTTGGTCATCCACGCAGCCCGAGCCTCTGGATCGTCCTTTGTGGTCCCAAGGTAGGTGAAAAACTCATCAACCGCCGTCCGCAGGATTTGAACCACAGTATCGTAGTTCCCAAGGTTTTCTTTGATTTCTTTTGCCATTTCTCCAGTTCCTCCGATCGAATCATCCTACCTAGTCAACGCCGCCGGTGGGCAGCGCCAAAACGTAAATCCGATCCTTTCCGCTCGAATCAGGCGGTTCGTACTTTGTCACGATGTACCTTTGACCTGCACCCATAACCACCTCATGCTCTGATGCGACCTGTGAAAAATGTTCAGCAGGCAACCCTTTCACACCTTTTCCGACCGTGATGTACATATGCGTTTTACGGCCTGTCATTGCGCTACCTGTTGAAGTCGAATGGATTGTGTCAGAATAAATAACTTGTCCCGGTACAAGATGCTTACCTGGTTCGGTGTAGTAAGTATAGTTTCTCCTTAGCTGCATACCCTCGGGAAGATCAATACTGTATTTTGCAACCGCCTTTGCGGCGTCCTGGGCTTTTTTGGTTTTTGGTTTGCCCTTGGTGGAAACCATATCGTCATTGATATCGCCAGAATAACTTCCAGTGAAATCGTAAATAGCCTTCCTGACGGCAGCAGGCGCTTTGTCATAGGATGCCTTCCCCTTGGCCATCAACGGCACTCTTAGTTCCGGCGAGTCCATTGAATTACCATCAACATGCGGTACAGGAATGTTTTCGTGCGTGATA